AGAGTGTCAATTGCCTTTGCCATCAGAGCTTTTCCTGAGTTCCTTTAGGGCTGCCGCCTCCATTATCTGAAGGCGCTCGAGCATGTCTCTACGATCCTCCACATTGTAGAGGCCAAACAAGCCATCGGAACCTAGCAGTACCTCATATTTCAATCCAACATATCCACTCATTGAAACCTGCCACTGGGTCTGCAGTCGCAGAAACATAATGACTGCATCCCAGTTCTCTTCCCAAACCTCAAAATCCGTGGACTCCTTTGGCTTTGGCTTTGTCAGAGTTACTCCAAAAACAGCTGCATCATCATTGGTCTTGTCCTCGACTTCCACGCCGCCGGACGCCCAATAAATCGCAGCCTCTCTTAGTTTCCCGCTTCCGCCCCCTCATAGGTTTTGGTATAAGCCGCAAGGACAGCTTTCACCCAGTCGACATCATCAGCAAATTCTTCAAGCTCCTTTCCTGAAAAAGGCACTTCTTTCCCTTCCTCATCTTGGATGCCTTCCCACCCAGTCATTACTTTCTTCAGCAACGGCAACCCTGACTCTTCTCCGAGAGACTCAAGCTCAGAAAGCTTTACTCGCTTGAATACAGCTGTAAATTCAAATTTGTCAAACTCCCCCGGACGATCCTCGCTGGGTTCTGTTACTTGTACTGGCCACTTGAAGGTTTTAACCTTTTTACGTACAAAAGCCATTGGGTAAGTGCATAAGCAGAATTAGCTTACACAAAAAAAGGGAGCCCGAAAAGGCTCCCTAAAACACAACAACCAATTAATCAGGTGTAGATCAGATCAAACTCAGCATTGGCTGCGGAGTCAGGCACGCAGGTGTAAGGGATCTCCAGCATCGCGATGCCGTCTTGGTCGCCGTAAGAAACATCGCCAATGTCCACCTTGGAAGAGGTGAATTGAACAATGTTTCCTGCAGTGGAACCGTGAGTGAACTGAAGGTTGCCTAGTGCTGCATCGTCATCAACCGCAGAGGCAAAGAAGTCCTTGGTCCCCATAAGAACAGCCTCAATCGAAACTGAACCGGACACAGCACGATCCGTAATCAACACTTCTTTAGACCCGCCTACCAGCTCGCGGTAAACCAGTGAAGTTCCCAAGTCCATGGAAAGGGACTGCAATGCTCCGGCATAAGAAAGCAGAGCAAAGCTGCTTGTGTTGCCATTCTTGAAGATCAAAGGATCGTCTTGATTGGCATAGCTCGGAGTTGGCAGCGCAGTGTCATCTGGAGGGTTGTAGATGCCAGTAAACGCAAAGTCCAAGGAAGGAATCTCTCCAACATTGGCATTTAGCGTCAAGTTGCCGCGACAACCAGTCACCTTGTGGCGAACACCATCAATGTTGTAGTGAATGGTGACGCTGTTGAAGCCACTGGACTCTGGCTCGTATTTGACTGACGTGTTAGCCGCAATGGTCTCGCTCAGTCCGCAAGCTTGAAGGGCTTTTCCGTACTGAGGAGCAGTTCCCGCAGCACCTGAACCAGCCAATTCGACACTGAATGTGCATTCAACCTTGGTGTTTGCCAGCAGCTGCTGAGAAGCACCTAGGTAAGGACGAATTAAGTCGCGGCTTACAACATCACTCGACTGAGGAGTGATGCTCAGATCTCTTACCAGGACTGCGTCGGCTCCGGTCGGAGTTGGATCCGCCCCGTAACTCGACTCCGTCTCTACCAGAATCAGGCGTTTGCGTAGTAGCAGTGCCATCGGATGTTCCCTGTGATGGTTGTGGTGGAAGCGTGCGCATAATTAAAGTGCGAACGCCTGTTTCGGGATCCAGCAGGTAGCTCCCGCCTTGACCACTGTGTTCATCTGCCATGGTAAATGGAGAGCGTGGTTAGGTTTTAGCGTAGCCCGACTTAATTATTGAGTTAAATCAGCAACCTGAGTGCGATATCTAATTTCAAATTCGCAGAAGATAATCCCAGCTGGCTGATCGGCTTCAAGCAACTGAAAACTTGTCTGAGCAGGTTCTACGTCGATCGCGTATCCCCCCAATGTCAGATCAGCCATCATCTTGCTGTGCAAAGACTGAATAGTGTCATCAGCAGCTTGATCTGGAACCGTACCTCTCTCTATCACTACGATTCTGACGCGAAGAGTCCAGTCCAGCGTGGGCAGGCTGGTGTTCTGAACCGGAGTGTCTGAAACAGGCTCAATGATGATTGCAGGCGACTCTGCCCTGCTCATTGGCTCTACACGACTTCTATAAATCCTTGTACCTACCCCCGTCGTACCTGTTAGAGCCGTTTTGATGGCAGCAAGGATGTTTTCGCGCTTTGTTGTCATCGAATCAATCCTTCATCAGCATCACACGCATAATTTTGCCATCGTCAAGCAGCATTTGCTCGCGCACCGTATAAGCAACGCTATCGACAGTCATTGTGTCTCCTCTTGAGACACTTGAAAAATCAGAAGTCTTGACCACAACTGCGTAATCAGTGGTCAGCACAACTCCATCGGCAATAATTTCGTTAGGCGATTCAAAGTAGCCAACACTTGTAGTTGATCCTTGAACGACTGGGACCGTAAAGCCAGGCGTATCAAAGAAAGCGTCGAGATCTTCTGTAAATGAAATCGCCATAAAAAAAGACCCCCGGATTACCGGGGGTTATGAAACAAATCAGCCGTACTTAGGAGCTGCAAGGCCCAGGACGCTAACTGCGCCTGTACCGGAGCCACCAGCAACTGTCACGACACATTTGATGAATCGCTTGGTCTCGTCGCTGTTGACGACCAGCTGCTCAACCAATGCAGTGTTAGCAGTGGTTGTAGTAAATGCAGCGCCAGAAACGTCGGTGTAAGTGCCACCGCTCGTATCCGATTCGGTCAGTTTCACTGCATAGGTGATGCCTGAACCGCCTGCCTCAGCATCAAGACTAAGAGCGATATCGCCCTCATAGTCCTGCAGGTCAACTGCAGATCCAGTCTTGGTTGAAGCGGTCACATCATTCGCGATGAATGTGAGCAGAGTCGTGGCTCTGCGAGTGTTGCCGATGCTCATTCCTTAGTCCTCTTGCGAGTAGTGGTCTTTTGCTTGGGAGCCTTCTCTTCAGAAGGCGCTTCTTCAACTGCAGGCTCTTCAACCGAAGCTTTAACTTCTCCCTTGAACTCGACAGCTTTGCCGAGATTGATCAAAGTTGCAGCTTGCTGGTATTCAACCTCCAAAATGGAGCCCGCCGAAACGGACTCCCCGGAGATCATTACCTGTCTCAGAATTTCAATCTTCATGAGTCAGAAACGATTGAACAAGTCACCTGTTATCAGGTGCCAAGGCAGAATGCGCCAGCTTGCTTGACTGCAATGTCAAGATCCTGCAGAGCAATGATCCGAACAGTTCCAGCAGTTGCGCCAGCGTAAGGATCAACCGTCAGGTCGAGGCCAGACCACATGCCCATGATCATCATGGAGAAGTCACCAAACAGAGCGTCGTTGTTAGCGAGCTGGTTGGAAACGATTACGGGGTAACCGTTGATCTGATCGTTTTCGTAGACGAACTGAGCGGTGTTGGAAGCCTTCTCAGTGCTCTTCAGTGCGCCACGGGCAGCAGCGTTGATGATGTAGCGCAGTGAGCCAGCATCAGCGTTTGCAGTTGCAACATCGGTTTCCATGCCGATGTACTCGGCGAAGGTGCCGAAGGTGCTGATGGTCTGTGAACCAATGCCGGTGGTATTGGTTAGACCCAAAGGCTGGTTAGAAGAACCGGTGCCGTAGATGGCAGCACGATCAATCTCAAGTGCAATTACACGAGCAAGGTCGTTGCGAACCATTGACTCAACGCTGATGTCTGACTGAAGCAGCAGACGACGTGAGTAATCAACAAAAGCACCAACTGTCTTGGGGCTCATGTTGACCTGATCCACAGCAGGCTGTGATTCAGAAGGTGATGCAGATTCGCCAACCCAGTAAGCGGTGCTAGCGGAAGACTGACGTGGAATCGAGATGTTGCCTTGCAGCCCGGTCAGCGTGGTGACGCCAGCCTGAGCAATTGCGAGACGGTTGCGGAGCAGGTCGATGAACGAACCTGAGAGCAGTACATCGTCAACAAGGTTGCCACCGGCAGTTGCTGCGCCGACGTTCAAGTCGCGGCGCAGAACCTCGTTAGGCACCACGATGCCGTTAGAAGAACGCTCGTACTGCTTAGCAGCAGCTTCGCCTACTTCAATCTCAAACTCAGCATCACGACGTGCTGAAGCATCGTTTTGGTTCGCAAGATAATTTAGAGCGCGAACAAAACTGAAGTTTTTGACTTCGGCTTGAGAAAGACCAATGTCGTTAGATGTGACATCGGTGGAGCGAATTGGCTGTTCCACTTGAGAAGTTCCGATTTTTTCGAGGAATGCAGCACGCGCTTCATCGAGAGAGTTGTCTCCATCAATGAGCTGACGCGCTAGGTCACCCATGCTGTGCTGGGCTCCCAGGGCTGAGATTGAAGCGACACGGTCCTTTTCGGCCTTTTTGGCCTCCGACCGGATCACCTCCAGGTTTGGAGTTTGTTCTTCCATAACAGGAGTAGGGATTGGTGCGGTCAGGACCGCTGAACGATTTTCCTGTTCTGCAACAGGATCTTCATTAGCAATAGTAGTAGCTTTAGGTTGTGAGGTTTCAGGCATAGTTGATTCTTGCGAAAGAAGAGAGCGTCCGATCCCAATTGTGGGGTCTGCTGGAATTGAGACAAGGCTCAATTCGTGAACACTCCATCGAGTAGCAACAATTCCATCTTCTCTTTGCTCAGCATCATCAATTGAATAGCCAAACGAAATGCCACGAAGAATGCCGTCTTTAACGTCATCTAAGTACTGTTTGGCAAAATCAGAGCGCGAAAAGCGGATTTTTGCATAAGCACGCTTTTTCTCATCGTCTAGATAAGCCCGCTCAACAACACCAAGAACTTTGTCTGGGTCGTGGTTGAAAAGAAACGGAGCCCCATCGTTTAGACGCATGAAGTCAGGTGCGCCATCTTCATGACTGAGCACTTCATTGCCGAAATACCGTTTTACCGGATATTCAGAACTGAAAGGAAACTCAAAAGTCCGATCATCCAGTCCACGGATCTCAGACGTTTCGGCACGCTGCATTAGCTCACCGAGCATGTCGCGAGTTGCCATCAACTCAGGCTCAACCTCACGGATTGGATCAATCTTGGTGAGAGTGCTGAAGCGATGCCCCACGCGAGTTTCGGTCTTTTCTCCGTCCCTGTAAAGACAGATCAAAGCAGCAGGATCTTCTGCGGTGCCGTTAATTGTGAAATCTGAGTCAGGAACATCGATGCTTCCATCGCGTTCAATCTCTTCAATCAAACCGTTTGCACGACCACCAGAGCTGTTCCAGGAAACATAATCTCCCACTTTTAGCTCATCTGGTTCAGCTCTTTGAGTGTCAGGTTCCATAGCTTTGGTGGTGATGGTGTCTTCGGATTGGGATGTTTTGCTCCCATTATGCCCATTTTCATGAGCACGCTCTCTGGCCTTTTTTATTCTCTCAGCGCGTGCATCTGACCATGACTTGCCTGGATCACCTCCCCATGCCGCCCATGCAACGCGACCATTACTTGGATATCCATCTTCCCCAGGGCTATATCCCTGCCCTTGCTTATCAACTAAATGCCTCGCAAACCAAGCTGACATTGTGATGACAGTGTCAGCAGACAGCTCATTGCCACTAAGAATTTGAGTTGCTCTGGTTCGAGCAACATCAGTCCCGCCGCCTTCGCCATCAGCTTTCCAGTCGCGGTAACGCTGAGCTTCTTTCCTCATGCCTTCATTAGGCATAAGGTCGATTTCAACTCCGTTTACGTTTGCCATTACCGCGCTTACGTGTGGGCTCTACTGATTCAAGCAAGTCAAGCTGCACAGTTTCGTCTGTTAGATCAAGATCCTTGTCCAACTTCACCCCTGCCTCGGCTGCAAGCTCTTGCTCTCGAGCTAATTCATTGATGTTGTCGTCATAATCACCGCCCGAATAAGCAATGATCTGGGCCTTAGTCATATATCCAGCTTGTTCCGCTTCGCGGTAAGCCCTTACTTCTTTCAGCGGATCAACCCAGCTCCAACCGCGAGACATCCAACGTGGACGGTCATAACGCTCAGGACGCAGCTCAAAATCTGCAAATTGCAGCTCTCCAGATAGAACTGAAAGATTCAGCCACTCGCGATAAACGCGCATGTGGAATGTATCCACCAGATACTTCTGCAC